TATGCTCCTACATTCCGATGGACTTTACTCGGTTTTTTGTAGGCTATGACTCACTCCATATATGAGACTATAGCAGGAGTATAATATATCTAGACAATTGCTACTTATATTTCAGTAAAGCACGTGAATTATGCAGAGAAACAAAATGATCCACGTAGCTAAATTTAGATTTATGTTAACGACCCAATATAGAATTTGTTGGCAGTATTTGGATTCTGCTATAATATAGAAGACAGTGAATTATTGGATTCTGTAGTATAGAATGAATTGAAATGTCCAAAAGATTTTCATAGTGAAGCCATATTCTAAGGCAATAAACGACAATCTAGTGAATCCTAAAGTAGAGGATAACAAGGTTTGGAAAACTGTTTGGAACATCATCCAGCAGAACCTATGGAAGCTCTGAAACTATATGAATCTAAATAAAAGTAGTAGAAAATCAAGGTTAAGAAAGATGCTAAGATTGAAATGTAATTGTAAGGAAAAACAAACATGGCTTAGTCTGATTACTTTAAACACAAGAAACCAGATTATGATAATATCAAAGAAATACCTATTTGTATTCCAAACTAACAAGAATATAAAAATTAAGTTTGGAACGCAGTTGAATATGCTAAGAAGGCAGAAATCAATGGTATTATGAAAATTAGAAAATAATCTAAGAGCAAAACAGATGCTTTAATACCTATTGAAGAATTCTAGGATAAAAAGCTAGTGTAATTGAGCGGAAGCCATATCTTGAATAAAGTTGGCTCTCTAGTTAAGGAATATGAATTCCATGCTCTTACCGTTTCTTCTTTGATGGTTGCTGTTTAAAGACATACTGGTTCACTTCAAACACCAAATAATAAACACCTTGAAAAGTTTGATGTGATGACTACAGCATTTTTCTCCCAATATGTATCTTAATAACTTGATCTAGCAATGACGGACTATTAGTTTAAATATCTAATGGACTATCCCTCTAGTAAACTTAGCTAGTGGTCGAATGCTAAAATTTCTCTTTACACTGAAAACATAGTAAGAATGTTCTACGATAACAAATACGTAGATTACCTCACTAGTTTTATCGGTATGGTCAAAAAAGGAGAAGTGTATAGTTATGAAGAAGGAAAAGCTTATGTTGACAAATAAGGTTATCTACAAAATGTAAGTGAGCGATGCCGAATGATAATGAACCCAAATCCAGGAGCTTCAGGACCTATGTAAGCATTGTAATATCAACTCTTTCCTTTGTTAAAATAGATAATACCTGGTTTTATACATTCAATGACTGGCCAATAAGTTGTGGACTATGTCAAACCTAAAATTCAGGATACTTGGGATGCCATTTGTATAGATGGCAGTGGCTTTGATTCATCATAATATGACTGTTTGATGAGCAGAGTTGATGACAAATTTTGGAAATTAATTGAACCATTAATCGAGAAGATTATATAATTCAATTATAATGCTTTGGCTACTAAAGCTACTCCAACTAATACTGTGAAAGAAATGACTAAGACAATGATGAAAGGTGTAATGTAAATGAAAAATATTGTGTTTTTCCATTTACCAAACGA